ACCTTGTGTAGTTTCATATGATTGTGAATCAGAATTATATGCCCGTTGTCGAATTTGAGTTTTTTCAACAAATGAGGGATTCTGAGTTCTACTTTGATTGTATTCTAATCCGTTTATATAATAGGTTATTAAAGGTGCTGATGGCAAATTACTAGCTGAGTTGTTAGCAATTATAGTAGCAGCTTGTCTACTGCTATCACCGTACATAATAGGAACTCTTACATATATTGTGTTACCAGCCGGATCTTTACCTTTAGTCACATACCAATTGGAAAATATTTTTGCAAATTGAATTAAAAATCTGCGAATTTGGTTATCGTAGAAAAATTGTGCCAATTGGATTACCTTTAATTATGGAGTAGGAGGAATAGGATCTAGTGGAGGTTGCAGTATTGAAGATAGCGGTTGTGCTTCAGGAATAACTGTACCATTAATTAATCTTGTTACATTTGAATCATTGATGAATCCAGATAATAAAGACCTATCTTCGGCAGTAAATCCGGTATCGGTTCTAACATTTTCAGAAATTCTTATCCATAATTTGCCGTTCCATCTATATAATAATTGCGGTAGATAATCGATTCTTAAGAAATAATCACCTACTTGTGGATTTTGCGGGAATGATATACCTGTTCCAACTGGATATCCGTTTGGCGCTACCGCAGTACCTGTTAGATAACCTGCACTATAACCAAATGTTATAGGACTTGACCTAGAAATATATTGAAATGCAGGATCACAATCAGCACGGTAATCCATTTGTTGAGTAACAGTACCGATAAATCCGGGTGCTACTGGGTTTTGATCACCGGTTGCATATGTATTGTCCGAAGTGCCATATGGACCGGTTACTGGTCCTGTAGATTCTACAGAAAGAACCATATCGCCTTCAACCTGTCCTGAATTATTACCTATTCTTTTTGGTGCTAATTGCAGTACTTCTAAATTAATTTGAGTAGAAACATTTATAGAATCTACCGTTATATCCCATATACTTTGCAATGCTTGTTTAGATATTATGACTACAGGGTTTGCAATTTTGTAATTAGGATTACGAATCATTGCTACTGTGCCGGTAGTAGGTCCTCCGCTTGAACTAGTAACTAAGTTAATAGGTGGAGCAGGTTGATCATTTTTTCCTGATAATACATCGTTTGATTCGTATTCACCATATGTAGGTGAAATATATAAACTACTACGGTTATAACCAGCCAGAGGAACAATTCTAGCAGCCTCTTGCAATGCAGCATTATTAATGTCTAAATTCTTGTTGTATGTAGCAAGTATATCTTTAAGATTTTGTTCAGATGACAACTTCCAATATGTTGGATTTGGTGGATAAATCCCTGCAGGTACATCAGTAATTGATTCGTAATTTTTATCACCATAACTAATTATATAGCCAGCTGGATAAGTTTTATCTTTATCCCATAAACCTAAGTAATTATCTTGATTAATAGGCTCTTGAAGTATTTGACTAAATTCTTGACTATCAACCATTGGCTCACATTTAATACGCCATAAATGAGGGTACCACGTTACAGAAAATCCTTCACTAGCATAATTAGAATCAGTTATCTGATAAAATCTTTTTAATGCTATAGGTATTGTTTCTTTTAATGGATTATAATCAAGTAAATGAGGCAATTCTAATACATCGCCTACCATTAACTTTCTACCTATAAGTTCAATCATGTCATTATAATGAACTGTAATAAAAATAATATCATTGTTTAAAAACAATCCAAATTGACTTAAATCAAAATCTAAGTTTTGTACATTATAATGTCCACGCAAACGGTATATATTAGTATCGTATGTCCTATCGCGGTTTTCTAAAAACAATAAATCTTGTATATTAGTGGGATTTAATGTAGAATACTCAGGTTGAGTGTAATCAACACTTTCACCTTGATTAGTTGGACCTAAATATTTATGTATGTATAAATCAGTCCCGCCAACAGTTAACATTTCCGATATGGTTCTATCTAAAAACCTGTAGTCATTTTGTTTATTGGAACGGTAGAGGCTAAGTTTTGGCATATATGTATTTATCACGCATTCGGCTTGACAATAAATGGAAGATCGTGTATCATTGATATATAGATTGTTGAACAGGAGTGATCATGGTTAGGAAAGCTAGCAAAAAAGTGGTAGAAGAAGCTGGGTTGGTTCGTAGTCTGACCCCCAAGGATGAGGATGCCAAGTATTTTGGTGAAGAACCTTCGTTTTTGATTCAGCCTACTGGGGAGAATCGTGGGATAGCATTGGCCCGAGCATTCAATTGGTACAACAAATTTTATAACAAGAAAGACGCCAAAGAATTTTTGGCACAGTACCTAGACTTGAATACTAAAACTACTGAAGCCAAAACTATCAGGCGTGTTGCTGACAATGAAATTATCCCAACGATTGGTTGGTTGTCTCGTATGACACTCCGTGGTCTAGTATTAGTAGAATATGAAAAACAGACCTTGGACAATGAAATTGGTAGGTTGTTGAATACAATTTATAAGCCCGAAGTCAAAGAGGCTAGCCGCACAGGCGGTCCAGTTAAATCTGAATCACCCGCTGTTAATAGGCCCAATGTACAAGAAATCATGCGGGAAAAGGCTAGTGAAGCTGCAGGTGAATTAGAAGGCTTGTTAGATGATTTTATCAATGCAGGTGCACCTACTAAGCATACATACCGTCCAATTGACGAATTGGTTAAAAAGAATGTATTGTCTCAACATGTAAATTTTATTGTTGAAACTTGGAATAAAAAACTTGTTGAATTTACCGAATTGCAAGAAGGTAAAGATGCTCAACTTGTACAAGGTTACATGCAGTTGAGTAAACAACAAGTAAAAAATATTATTAAGTTTATTGAATTAGTTCTTAGCGAAATCGGTAGTTATGTTACCGTTAAAAAAGTTAATAAAGCACCCCGTAAGCGTAAAGCGGTTCCAGTTGAAAAGCAAGTATCAAAACTAAAATATTTGCGTGAATTTGTAGATGCGGCTGCTAAACTTAATTTAACAAGTTTACATCCGACTAAATTACATGGTGCAAGTGAAGCTTGGGTTTATGATACTTCTCGGCGTAAACTTCATCATTATATTGCTGATGAATACAGTAAATACTTTACTGTTAAAGGTAATACTTTATTAGGTTTTGACACTACGCAAAGTGAATGTAAAACACTGCGTAAACCAGCAGAACAAATCAAAGAAATTATGAGTAGCAAGCCGGCCGCTCGTAAATACTTTAAAGAAGTTAAGGCAGTGTCTGTTACTCCTACTGGAAGGTTTAATGAACACATGATTATTTTAAAGGCATTTTAAGGGTAAAATATGAGTAAAATATGCTTAATAGCTGGATGTAGTCACACCGTAGGAGCAGAAATTGACGGGTTGATAGATAGTCCTTTTAACCGTAGCCATAGTTATGGTAATATTTTAGCAGAAAAATTAGGTTATAAGCCCGTAAATATTGCAGTATGTGGATATACTAATAGTGCAATAGCACGAAGTGTTTTAGAGTGGTTTTCCGAACATGATACTACCGATGTTTTTGTTTTAATTGGGTGGTCTGAAAGTGCTAGAATTGAAGCTCCATTTGAGTATCCAACATGGTATCAAGAACAAGACGGAAAATACTGTGACTGGTTTTCTAAAACGTCTATGGATTATTTACAAATCAATATCAATCATCATGGATTTTCTGAAAAAGAAAAAGATATTCAAGAGGACTACAAAAGATTTATAGTTAATCGTATAGAGTATACAGAAATTACTAGTGCTAATCTTGTATTATTATTACAATATTTTCTAAAATATAAAAATGTAGATTATTTGATGTGTAATACAGGGCACATGTTTAATCAAGATAAAATTAAACATCTTAATTTCTATTTAAATAGTATCGATAATCGTAAATATTACAAGTATAATAATAACAATGAATCATTTTATATGAAATATTTGAATTTAGGTTATTCAAACCCAAAAGCAAAATATGGACACCATTCTGCTACACCTCACAAATTATATGCAGATGAATTATATAATTTTATAAAGGCTAACAATGATCAATAATATTGATTTAAACAAATACAAAGATTTTGTAGAAGCAATCACTAGCAGACCTAGTAACTATTTGACTGACTTTATCAATAGACTAGATCAGTTATCAGATAATTGTGATGATTCTATAGAAGAATATGGTCCTACGGTTAATATGCCTTTGCTAATTACAGGGGCGCTAGGACTTAGTTCTGAGTGCGGTGAATTTAATGAAATAGTAAAGAAAATGCTTTTTCAAGGTAAACCTTTAACTAAAGAAAATCTATTTCACATGGAGCGTGAATTAGGTGATATTATGTGGTATTGGATTAATACATGTAGAGCACTTGGACTTGATCCTAACAAGGTAATTGAAGGTAATGTTGACAAATTAATGAGTAGGTATCCCGGCGGTGTATTTGATGTAACTCATAGTGAAAATAGAAAAGAGAATGACTTGTAATCCTGATAAATAACATATATCAGGATTACAAAAATGACTGCAAATATACTATCGACACCTACTAATCTAAATTTAGATGAATTAAAAGAAGCACTATTCACTAACCTAAGATTAAGATTGGGTGATGGTATTATAGACATTGAATTAGATCCTCAACATTATGAAGCCGCATTAAATTATACTATTAAACTATACCGTCAACGGGCACAAAATGCCACTGCTGAATCGTATACATTAATGACAGTTATTCAAAATGTTGATACTTATACATTACCTCAAGAATTTATAAATGTAAGGGCATTATTTCGTAGAACCGTGGGACTCGAAACAGGTCCTAGTTCTTCATCATTTGATCCCTTTTCAAGCGCTATTCTTAATACTTACTTGTTAAATTATAACTATACCGGAGGTATGGCAACATATGATTTTTATGCAGGTTATGTAGAATTGGCAGCAAGAATGTTTGGAGGCTATGTTAATTATACATTTGACCCAGTAACTAAAGTACTTAGAGTAGTTAGAGACTTTAAGGGCACCGGAGAACGCATATTAGTTTGGGCTGATGTACAACGGCCCGTCGAAGTTTTATTACAAGATCCAGGTGCTGGAGTTTGGATAGGTGACTTTACCCTTGCAACATTGAAGGGCATTATTGGTGAAGCCCGTGAAAAATTTGGCAGTATTGCAGGTCCAGGAGGAGGATCTACCTTGAATGGTACAGCGATGAAAGCTGAATCCAAAGCATTGCAAGAAGCACTGTTAGATGATTTAAGAAAGTATCAAGACTATTCTCAACCATTGACTTGGATTCAAGGTTAAAATGAAAATCGGGGAATTACTTAGAGAAAGTAATCAACCCATAGTTGACTCTAACCACATATATACATTAGCAAAAAAAATTCACCGAAATTATAATGACTTTGGTGAAGGGGATTTATCTGACAGAATCTTTTGGTTTGATCAATATAAATTAGTTGACTTGCCTTTATCTAAATTAAATTTGAATGAATGGGACATAGATGAAGATTTAGTAGCAGACCATATTGCTCAAATAATGAAGTCAAAACACACAATGCCTCCCATAGTGTTTGACCCAATTCAGAATTCTATTATTGATGGCACACACCGCGCAAATGCGTATGCTAAATTAGGCTATGATACTATACCTGCTTATATAGGTTCAGTTAAATCTGAACATTATGGTGAGAGTGGTGAATCAGAAGAAGATTATTGAACCTAAATACTTTATTTTGTTAAGCTCCTGTAATATAATATATATTTACAGGAGCTTACCACATGATCATTGGAATTACCGGGTTAATAAATTCTGGCAAAGACACTATTGCAGATTATCTAACTACATTTCATGGTTTTAAAAGATTAAGTTTTGCCGCTTCTCTAAAAGATGCTGTAGCAGCGGTATTTAATTGGGATCGTGAAATGCTAGAGGGTACTACTAAGTCAAGTAGAGAATGGCGTGAACAGGTTGATCATTGGTGGGCAGAACGTTTAGGTATCCCTCATCTTACCCCTAGATGGATTCTACAATATTGGGGAACAGAAGTTTGTCGTGATGCATTTCACACGGATATTTGGGTGGCTTCAGTAGAAAATAAACTAAGAACCTCTACTGATAGTATTGTAATAACAGATTGTCGTTTTGCCAATGAAGTTGCTGCTATTAAAAATGCCGGTGGAATCACTATTAGAGTTGAAAGGGGACCTAATCCTGAATGGTATACACATGCAATAAATTTTAATAAAGGTGAAAATAGTAATTATAGTTGGGCTGTTGGTAGGCACCATCTAGAAAAACTGGGTATTCATGCTAGCGAATATAGTAGCGTTGGCTTAGAGTACGATAATATTATTGCAAATGATGGAACAATAGACGATCTTCATAAAAAAATCGAATCAATAATCAACTTGTAAGTCGCCACGTTTCCAAGTAACTTCTTTTTTCTTTACAACTTCAACACAATTTAAACATATACTACGAAGATTACTTAGCATTGTGTTTTCTAAATTGCCGTCGATATGAAACACGGTAATTTGTGTTAAAAATATACTACGAAATCCACATAAATCGCATGTGGGTTTTTTCTTATATCCTGCCTTTTCCCAATTATAAACTCTAGGTCTTTTCTTAGTTTTAATCTTCCCACATCCATCACATATACTACGGTAATGGGTAATATCATTTCTTTTGTAATTTATGGCACAATAATTTTTGTTGCAAGTATTACAAATAGGTCTTTTCAGTATCATATTATTATTTATGATCTTTACCTTCGAAGGTTCGTCTAAATGGCTGTTTTTTAAAAAATAAAATAAATAATATTATGCAAACTAGGTGGTAAACCTCATAATTTTACAATAAGGAAAAATAAAATGGCATTAACAAGTCCTGGCGTTGAAGTTACAATCATTGATCAAAGTCAATATCTTCCAGCCGCAACCGGTTCCGTACCTTTCGTATTAGTAGCAACAGCACAAAACAAAGCTGACCCAACTGGTACGGGAGTAGCAGTTGCTACTACAACAGCAAATGCAGGTAAATTATATCAAGTAACAAGCCAACGCGATCTTGTTACATTATATGGTAATCCTTTCTTCTATACAACAACTGCAGGTACTCCTATTCAGGGTTACGAACTCAATGAATATGGATTATTAGCAGCATACTCATTATTGGGTGTCACTAACCGTTGTTATGTATTAAGAGCAGATATTGATTTAGCTAGTTTAGTAGGACAAACAGGTCGCCCAACTGGTGCACCTGAGAATGGTTCATGGTGGTTAGATACTACAAACTCAACATGGGGTATAAATCAATTTAATGCTACAACTGGACAATTTACTTTACAGAATCCTATCGTAATTACAAATCCGATTAATTTAAATGGAGGCGTACCAATTCCTAGTCTAGGAAATATTGGTGATTATGCAGTAATAGCTAGCCAACTAACTTCAGTATTTAATCAAGAAATTTTTTATAAAACACCTGCTAACACTTGGGTACCTCTTGGATCACCCCAATGGGCACAGAGTTGGCCTACCATTCAAGGTACTCAATCTAATCCTGTTTTAACAGCCGGAGATACCTTCACTATTACCTTAGTGGACAATGGTATTGCAGCAACTTCTGTTATTATTACTGTTCCTAATTCAGGCGGAGGCCAATCAAATGTCAATGTCATAACGGCTGCCATTAATAGTTTAGGATGGGCACAGTTGAGTGCTGCCGCACCAAACGGAAAATTAACTATTTATTCGAATGCACTATATAATGGATCTCCAAACTCTCAAACTGTTCAAATATCTGGACCTACGGGTACAGTACTTGATGATTTAGGAATTAATCAAGGTAATTATTTGCCACCTTTATTACAGTGGGGAACTTCAGCACAGCAACCATTGTGGCAAACTGGACAAGCCTTTCCTAGACCTACTGGTTCAGTATGGGTAAAAGTTGGATCTGCGGGTAATGGACTACTACCAAATATTTCTCAATATGACGCAGTAACCGCATCTTGGATTAACAAAAATGCAACTTTATTTACCAGTGACTGGGAAGCGTGTGCAGTATTGGACCCCACAGGTGGTAAAAAAATTCCTGCAGGGACAATATATTCTCAATATTATAATAGTGATGGTTTAGCGACAACTAATTCTGTATATTTTTGGGAAAGATATGCTACCGGTCCTACAGTAATTACTGGTACAAATACTTCTCCGCTTTTTACCAATGGACCCTATAGCTTTCAGGTAAACGTTTCTATCCCTGGTGCATCTGGATTATCTAGTTCATATATTGTAAATTTAGGAGATAATGCAGACGCTACTGAGTTTGTTACTGCATGGTCGGCAGCAAATATTTTGTATACTACTGCTAGTGTAGCAAGTAATGGCGCGATTCAATTAACACATACTGAGGGCGGTGTAATCATTTTGAATGATTATTATGTAGTTAATGTGCTTGGTTTGCTGGCGACAGTAAATTCTGGAAGTATTGCAGGAACTAGTATTCCAGGACCTGGAATATATGCTAATGTACCTGTTATTACAGAGTCAGGTCTTGGTTCTGGAGCTTTTGCTATCGTAGTTAAAACAGGAAATAGTACAACTTATACTAGCAGTAACACCACAATAACAATTGTTAATTCAGGTACAGGTTATGCTGTCGGTGACACGCTGTCCATTGCCGGAAATAATTTAGGCGGAATACTCACCACAAATGATCTTACATTTGAAGTAGGTTCAATTAGAAATCAACTCCAAGGTACATCTTCTGGCTTAGTAGTAGAAGCTGGATTTAATATTGGAGATATAGGTGTTAAAGTTGGACCTACTTTATTTAATCGATTTGTTGATGTCCCTGTTACAGGTGGATCAGGGGCGGACGCTAAATTAAATGTTACAGCATGGGGGAGCTATTCAGATATTTCTATTGGTAATAACCAAGGATCTGGATATGCTGTAGGTGATAATATTAGGGTTTTAGGAACCAATCTCGGTGGTCAATCCCCTGCAAATGACTTATTACTAAAAGTTGCTGAAGTTGACGGAGGCGGGTTAATCTCAGTAGCCTATAGTGGTGGTATACCTGCTGTAGCTAATCTCATAGAATTAAGTAATTGGGTTGATTTTGATTACACAGCTAATGAAGGTGCACCAGTAGCAGCACCTGCTAATAACACAAATTGGTTTTATAGTGTAGTAAATCAAGTTGACATTATGGTAAATACTACAAACGGATGGCGCGGCTACAGGAATATTAACTATGATTCTAATGGATTCCCGATATCGGGAAGTAATACTACTGATCCAGCTGGTCCCATTGTAACCCCAACTGAACCAATTGTACAAAGTGATGGTACACCGTTAGTTTACGGTGATCTTTGGATCGACACTACTAATCTAGAAGATTATCCTGTAATTTCTCGTTGGCAACAAGTTGACGGAGAAGATATGTGGGTACTAATAGACAATACGGATCAAGTTAATAGTACCGGTATAGTATTTGCTGATGCTCGTTGGGCAACCAATGGTAATGTTAATCCAGCAGACGATCCTATTGCATCAATAGCAAGTTTGTTACTCAGTAATTATTTAGATTTGGATGCGCCAAGTCCAAGCACATATCCAGTAGGAATGTTATTGTTTAATACACGCCGTTCAGGTTATAATGTTAAACAATATAGGGTTAATTATTTTAATTCGACTAGTTTCCCTGGTGAATCACTGCCTACTGAAAGGGACGCATGGGTATCAGCTAGCGGATTACAATTTAATGGTAGCCCATATATGGGTCGTAAGGCTCAAAGAGCAATGGTAGTAGAATCATTAAGATCTACGATTGATACTAATCCTAATATTCGTGATGAAGACAACTACTTTAGCTTAATGGCTACTCCTAATTATCCTGAATTACAACCTAATATGGTAGTGTTAAATGCCGATCGCGGGGAAACAGCTTACATATTAGGTGATACACCATTAGGATTACCTGATAGTGCAACCGCTATTCAAGCTTGGGCTACAAATGCAGCAGGTGCAACAAGTACAGGTGAAGAAGGTTGTGTAACACGCAATACTTTCTTAGGTTTGTTTTATCCAAGTGGAATAGCATTTGATTTAGCAGGTAATGAAGTAGCGGTTCCTGCATCACACATGATGTTGCGTACTTTCTTACGCAATGATACTATTGCTTATCCTTGGTTAGCAGCAGCAGGTACAAGAAGAGGCATTATTGACAATGCAGCAAACATTGGCTATGTAAATAGAACTACAGGTGAATTTGAACCTACTAAAACTAGAATAGGAATTCGTGATGTATTATATCTTAACTTCATAAATCCTTTGGTTTTCTTTACCGGAAATGGTTTATTGAATTATGGTAATAAAACAAGCTTTGATTCACAAAGTGCATTAGATAGAACTAACGTTGCAAGATTAATTGCGTACATTCGTCGTCAACTAACTATTGCAGCACGGCCGTTCGTATTTGAACCTAACGATGCATTTACTAGAGGTCAAATTGCAAACGTAGTAACATCGTTAATGCTTGATTTACAAGCAAAACGTGGTATATATGATTATCTAGTTGTATGTGATGAGTCAAACAACACTCCTGCTAGAATTGATAGAAATGAGCTTTGGGTAGACGTTGCGATTGAGCCGGTTAAGGCTGTTGAATTCATCTACATCCCAGTTCGTATTTTGAATACAGGTGAGTTAGCAGCTCTATAAGAAAATTAAGGGGTAGAAATGCCCCTTAATAAAAGATAAATAATATTAACAGGAGAAATTATAATGGCGATAGCCTCACAAACACTAGTTAATCTGTCAGCAAGTGATACCAATGCTAGTAATCAGACATTGTTGATGCCAAAGTTACAGTTTAGATACCGTCTAAACTTTTTCAATTTTGGTCTTGGAGATGGTCTCGAATTAACACGCCAAGTTGTTGATTGTTCCAGACCAAACCTTTCATTTGCTAAGATTACACTACCAGTATACAACTCTACCATTTACATGGCAGGCAAGCATACATGGCAAACAATGTCTATAAATGTGCGTGATGATGCTTCAGGTGCAGTATCTAGAGCGATCGGTGCGCAATTGCAAAGACAATTAGATATGGCAGAACAAGCCAGTGCTGCTTCTTCAAGTGACTATAAGTTTTCAATGACTTTAGAAATTTTAGACGGTGGTAATGGAATTGCAACACCGCAAATACTTGAAACATGGTATTTAGTTGGCTGTTACCTAGAAGCAGTTAACTATAACACAGTTAACTACGGCACTAGCGAAGATATCAAAATAGCATTGACAGTACAATTCGACAACGCTATCCAAACAGGATACAATGGAGTCGAAGAAGGCGTAGGACAGGTAGCACAACCACAAAGAAACCCAACAGATACAGCTACAAGCGTAGCCTAATAAGGTAACGCATGGCCAATTCTAACGGGGAGAACTTACAAAGAAGGACTGGTAAACCCAGTCCTTCCAATGACGGTAAAACTTATTCTCCTGCTGGTGCAAATCTGCGTGATGCACAACACGCAGCAAAAATATTTAGAACTGGTGTTTATCAAAGGGCACCTAAACTTAAATTTTTATTTCATGTGTATTTTGAAATTAATCAACCAGCATATGATCAAAATATAAGTACTGGTGACAATTTTGGCCTTGTAGTTAAAAGTGTTAAATTACCTAGCTATCAAATAAACACGGTTGAACTTAATCAATACAATAGAAAAAGAATCGTACAAACTAAAATCAAATATAATCCTGTTACTATTAATTTTCATGATGATAATGATAATATGATTACCAGTTTATGGGATGCATATTATACATACTATTATAAAGATGGTTCAAATTTTGGTGCTGTCTTTCAAGGTGCTAGAGGCGGAATTGCTAGACCAACTCAGGGCGGAGACGAGTCTGTGCAATCAGCAACAGATGCTAATTACAATTATAGAAACATTTACACAAATACAGATAATATTGTTGGTAATAATAATTGGGGTTATTGGGGAGAAAGTCCTAACCCTAGTTTAATTAAAATTCCTTTTTTTAAAAATATTACTATATTTGGATTTAATCAACATAAATTTACTGCATATACACTAATTAATCCAATTATTAATTCATTGAATCATGATACATATAGCTATGCAGAAGGCGGTGGTACAATGGATATTCAAATGGATTTAGGATATGAAACTGTAGTTTATAATGCAGGTGCTATGGATGGCAAAACCCCTGGAAATATTGTTCAAGGATTTGGTTTAACTGAATCATACGACACAATATTAAGTCCTATTACGCCGAAGGGTAATAATAGTCCTGTTGCAGGAAACAGTAATTATATTCCACCGGCCGGTGGTTATATGAATCAATAATAAAAGGGTATAACATGTTAAATAATCCAAACGTAGCTTATAACTATCAAAAAACACCTGGGTTAGTTACTTCAGATCCATTACAATCTGTGGCAGCATTGTCAGTAACATTAAGAAATAATCCAAATTATAATAGAAATATATCTACTTTATATCCTGTAGGTCAATCCACACCCAATCCAGGTGCTGGATATCCCACAATGTTAGCAATTCAATATCCTAAGGGAGTGGGGCTATATCCTTATGCAGGTTCTCAAGTAACATATATAGGTGCAACTAGTGGCTAGAATAATAGATAATAGATCCAGCATAGATCGAACTATTAGAATTTTTGATTCTTTTTATTCTACTGATGTAATAGTTGGTGCTGACCAATTTGATATTGTATATGGATATTTTTCTAGTGTATGTGCAACTAATAGCATAGCACAAAATTTTACAGCAGTTTTATTTAGAGCGGCTACCGAAACCGGATTAAATGTATTAGACTTGTTAGATGAACTACAGGGTAGCGGTAGTAAATTACAAATGAATAAAAAAATTTGTTTTTATTTAAATAGTTTAAAGTCGAAAACTTCTTTGTATGGAATAAGCATTGTTCCTAGGCCTAATATACCTGTAGCGAGAAATATAGTACAATGATATGGGAAAATGGGCACAAGGTTTTTATACCCCAAAAAACCCTCAAAAATATATAGGAAAACATTCTCCTAAGTATCGTTCAGGTTGGGAACTTACGTTTATGACATTTTGTGATACTCACAATAATGTACTATATTGGGCCAGTGAAGCATTACGAATTCCATATAAGCATCCTTTTACAGGTAAACCAACCATATATGTCCCTGATTTTTTTGTAGTTTATGAAAACAAGTTTGGCAAAAAAGTAGCAGAAGTAGTAGAAATAAAACCACAAAAACAAAGTATTATTGAAAGTAAAGCAGCTACTGCAAAGGACAGAATGATTGTTGCTATAAATCATGCTAAATGGGCCGCAGCTATGGGATATTGTAAAAGTCAAGGATATACTTTTAGAGTAATTACAGAAAAGGATTTATTTAGAAATGGTAACCAACCCTAACTAAATATTATTATGACAAAAAAATTAGAAGAATTATTTGAACTACCAGAAGCAGATATAGAATCTTTATCTAAACCTATTCCTGAAAATGCAATAGAAATTACTAAAGAAGCATTAACTAATTTAGAAAAAATAGAAAATGCTTTACCTCAAGTACGGGGTTTAGAAGTTGCAGATATTGAGATGGATAGTTTAGCTGATTTAGCTACTAATAGTTATAAAGACCTTATGGATTTAGGTATGCAAGTAGACAGTAGATTTAGCAGTGAAATATTTAGTGTTGCTAGTAATATGTTAAATCATGCCATTACTGCTAAAACGGCTAAAATTAACAAAAAACTTAAAATGATAGAACTACAATTAAAGAAAGCTACATTAGATCATAAATTAAATCCTGCTGTAGAAGAAATATCAAATACTCCATTGGGTGAAGGTAAGGCTTTAGATAGAAATGAGTTATTAAAAATTCTAGCAGGTAAAAAGAACGAAGAATGATAAATACTAGATACGGGAACATGCAATGAAAAGCCTTAAAACATATATTACCGAAAGTGTGCATACATATAACTGCACTATTAAAATTGCAGGTGATGTTGATAAAAACTTTTTAGATTTGTTTAAATACAATCTAAGTAAGTTTGATCCTATTGATATCAGTGCTCCTACAACCACGCCTATTCAAAAAGATCCATATGGTTTTCCTAATTTAAGCAATGAATCTGTAACTATACTTAAATGTAAATTTAGATATCCAGCTACAGAACCTATGATCCAGCAAATAGCACAATTATGTGGGTATAATGTTAACATGGTCCGTTTAATTAGTACAAATTTTAATGACAGTATTAATACAGAATCAGATGAGTATGCTAATCAAATGAAAGAAAGCCCATTGCTTACTAAAAATGAAATGGGTTCAGCACCGGGTAGTAAAGAGGCTAGTAAAGCATATGGTGAGTCATATTTGACAAGCGTTAAAGATCAAATGAAGGATAATGAAATTGATATTACTTATGCAGGGCAAAAAACTCAACCAGCATTTGATCCATTCAAAGTTATACCTCAAGATCCTAGAGGTGATAATAGCCCAATGAGCAAGATTACTAGACCAAATAAACCAGCGACTGGCGCTAAGTTCAATAGATAAGGAACAACAAAATGGACATGAAAGATTTATTATCAAAAATGGCTCAGCTTAATGAGGCTAAAGAAGCAAGCTATTCACCATCATACCGTGTAGGTAAGACTGGTGATTTTAGTGATAAGCCTAATATGAAAAGAGGCACACCAGTTGCCGGTAAGGTAGGTAAATATGGAAAAACTTCAGATGAGTTAGGTGATCCTGATCAAGATCCTGATGATGATACCACTGCTAGTGCAGAGAAACGTGGTCGTGGTCGTCCTAAGAAAGCAGGTGGAGCGGCAGATACTAAAGATAGATACTCTGGTGCCAAAGACCTTCAAAATGTTATGATTGGTAAAATGCCTAAATCATTACCGGGTAAAAAAGGTACAGTACATAAATCTCCTCAAGATAAAGAAGCAAATGAATCTATTAAAAAGAAAAGTTTAAAAGATTGGGTTGAAAGAGTAGAAAGCGTATTAGCAGAAAATACTGCTACCACAACATCAACTGCTACTGCACCTAATTCCTCACAGAAAGTAATGGTAAAGCCTGGTCAGCCTGCTGGTCAAAAGCCTCCTGCAACAATGACTACACAAACAGGTCAAACTATAGCAGTAGGTTCAGCAGACCAAGTTAAAAAATTAGGTGATTTAGTTAACACTGGACAAGTGCAATTAACAAAGCCTGGTACAACTGAGCCACTAGATGAAGAAGGTGATGAAAAGTGGATCAAAGGTGCTATCAAGCATCCAGGTGCTTTCACTAAAAAAGCAAAATCACATGGAATGAGTACATCTTCATTTGCTAGTAAAGTATTATCTAATAAAGAAGATTATCCTGCTAGCACTGAAAAGCAAGCAAATCTTGCAAAAACTTTAGGAAAGCTTCGTAAAAAAACAGATGAGGCTGATATTCCACCAAATGATAGTTTAATGAGTCCTATTAGCGAAGCAAAGAAAAAAGCTGATGCAGCAGCAAAGAAAGATGATAAGGCTGAAAAAGCAGGCAAGAAAGTCGCTAAAGATATTGAGTATGATGAAAAAGTAAAAGATGGCATACATGGTAAAAAGCGCGGTGCTGAAGATAATAAAGCAGAACGTACGGGTAAAAAAGTTGCTAAGGACATTGAATACGATATGAAAAAGAAGTCAGTAAAAGAAGCCGCTAAGCCGGACTATATTGATTTAGATAAAGATGGTGACAAGAAAGAGTCAATGCGTAAGGCAGCTGCCGACAAGAAAAAGAAGGCTGTTAAAGAAGGTAGAGACCATCATTTAAGAGCAGCGTATCATGAAGGTAAGGCACATGGTTTAAGCAAACAAGCATATAACTGTCGTCATGACGATATGGAAGAAGCAAGACAATATCATGAAGGTTACAAGTGCGGTCTTGATGAGTGCTATGGCCAACAACCTATTTTAGGTTATGTTGGTGAAGAATCACAACATGATGTAGTTGACACAATGGCTAGTTACGGTGCTCATGGCTTAGAAGAAGATGACATGTACGAAATGGATAAAACTTCTTACATGAAGCAACAGGCAATTAAGTCTCCTAAGGATACATTCAAAGCGTTTGGTCAAACTTTCAAAGATAGTGATGTACTAGATGAATTTGCTTTTGAATCATGGGATAAGCAATTAACTGCTATCTTAGAAGGTAAAGAAGTTAATGAAGGTATGACAGTTTCTATCTCTAAAGGTCATCAAGGTTCTCCTGATTCGGTAAGCGTATCAGCACAAGATGGTGAAGCCGACCAATTGTTAGGCTTAATCAAATCAGCAGGCTTAGGTTTGTTTGGTGGAGATGAAAGCAAAGGTTTTGCACCAGGTGAAGAAACTCCTAGAACAGCACCAGGTGGTATTGAAGTAGTTGATGACCATGATGGTATGATGGCGTTAATGAAAAAATTAACAGGCGGTGATACATCAATCAGTGATGGAGATTATGAAGAAGAGCATGATCATGACCACGGAGATCATGAAGAAGAGTGTAATGAGTGTGGTTACATGGAAAGCGATTGCCAATGTGACAACAAAGAAATGGTTGATGAAGTTGAATCAGAAGATCAAATGACTTATAATGTAGCGGAAGATAATCTTCCTGATTCAGGTGCAGCAGAAACAACCGCTGATGAAAACGCCGAGGCTGAGGAAGATCAAGCAATTGCTACAGACGATGAATTCCAAAATGTCAATGAATGGGCTAATCAAGTTGGTGGAGGTTCAGGCAAAGGAACAGATGCGGGATTTGAGCAAGACATTGCATTTATGACTAAAGTCATTTCAGGTGGGTTGAATAAACAAAAATCAACTGGTCAGACAACTATTCCGGTGATTGCTCATCAGGGTCAGCGTACCGGGGTCAATGAAAATTATGTAGCTGATTGGAAAAAATTAGCAGGAATAAAATAAAAGTAACTAATAAAAAATACCCAGCTAGCTGGGTATTTTTTTGGCTATAGAATTGTTTATCTTAAAACGATAAATAATAAAATAAGAGGTAATGATAGGATGAGCCAGCAAAATATAGACTTTGGTACCTTTCCTGATGATCCAAACGCGGATGCGATAAGGACGGCTTTTCAGAAAGTACAAGAAAACTTTTCACAAGTTTTTAAAGGTCTTGAGGGTGCGGCTGTATCATCAGTAAATAGATTACCTGGTGCCGGTATTACTGTAAACGGACCAACTGGTAATGTTATTGTTACCGCTAATATTGCATGTGTACAAGTTCATACCAGTACATTAAGTATAGGTAGAGATTCTAATGGTAGTCAAGACGCTACTATTACTTCTAGTTCGCAAACTTTATGGGTAGATTTACCAACTACTATTTCCAATGTAAATAATATTATTTTAAATGGTTATGCCAATATTGCAGGTAATCTTCAAGTTAACGGAACTTCTACTCTAAGCAATTTAGTAGCCAATTATGCTAATTTAAATAATGATCTTAATGTTATAGGAAATACATCAGTAGTTAAAGTTTCTGCAACAGGTAATATTGTTACTACTGCTAATATTATCGGAGCAAATATTACAGCTAACGGAGCAATCACTACAGGAACATTGAATGTATCTAGCAGCGCTAATTTTGCTAATGTTAGCACTATTAATTTAGGAAATACATCTAATATTCTTATATCTGGCGGAACTAGTGGATATGTGTTGACCGCGACCGGTTCAGGAGTATTTTGGGCGTCACCTAGTTCTATTACAGTTTCGGGTTTTTCAGGATACTCAGGTACAAGTGGAAAATCAGGGTATACTGGTGTAAGTGGCATATCGGGCTACACTGGTGTAAGTGGATATACAGGTACAAGTGGAATATCGGGGTATACTGGTGTTTCAGGAACAAGCGGCACATCAGGTACTAGTGGATTTTCAGGTACTAGTGGTACTTCAGGTACTAGTGGATTTTCAGGTACTAGTGGTACTTCAGGTAGAAGTGGTTATACTGGTACTTCAGGATTTTCAGGTACTAGTGGATTTTCAGGTACTAGTGGATTTTCAGGTACTAGTGGATTTTCAGGTACTAGTGGATTTTCAGGTACTAGTGGTACATCAGGTACGAGTGGATTTTCAGGTACTAGTGGCATATCGGGCTATACTGGTACTAGTGGTACATCAGGTATAAGTGGTACTTCGGGTATTAGTGGATTTTCAGGTACTAGTGGATTTTCAGGTACTAGTGGATTTTTAGGTACTAGTGGATTTTCAGGTACTAGTGGATTTTCAGGTACTAGTGGTACATCAGGTACTAGTGGCATATCGGGCTATACTGGTACTAGTGGTACATCAGGTATAAGTGGTACTTCGGGTATTAGTGGATTTTCAGGTACTAGTGGATTTTCAGGTACTAGTGGATTTTCAGGTACTAGTGGATTTTCAGGTACTAGTGGTACATCAGGTACTAGTGGTACATCAGGTACGAGTGGATTTTCAGGTACGAGTGGTACTTCGGGTACTAGTGGTACTTCGGGTACTAGTGGATTTTCAGGTATTAGTGGTACATCAGGTATAAGTGGTACTTCGGGTATTAGTGGATTTTCAGGTACTAGCGGCACTTCAGGTACTAGTGGATTTTCAGGAACAAGTGGTACATCGGGCTATACAGGTACTTCAGGTACTAGTGGCACATCGGGCTATACAGGTACTTCAGGTACGAGTGGCACATCGGGTATTAGTGGATTTTCAGGTACTAGTGGATTTTCAGGTACTAGCGGCACTTCAGGTACTAGTGGATTTTCAGGAACAAGTGGTACATCGGGCTATACAGGTACTTCAGGTACTAGTGGCACATCGGGCTATACAGGTACTTCAGGTACTAGTGGCACATCGGGCTATACAGGTACTTCAGGTACGAGTGGCATATCGGGCTATACTGGTACTTCGGGTATTTCAGGTACAAGTGGTATATCGGGATATACTGGTACTTCAGGAACAAGCGGTATATCAGGATATACCGGTGTAAGTGGATATACAGGTACATCAGGCACGAGTGGTACATCAGGCACAAGTGGATTTTCAGGTACTAGTGGCATATCGGGCTATACTGGTACTTCGGGTATTTCAGGTACTAGTGGCATATCGGGCTATACTGGTACTTCGGGTATTTCAGGTACAAGTGGTATATCGGGATATACCGGTACTTCAGGAACTAGTGGCATATCGGGCTATACTGGTACTTCAGGCATAAGTGGAACTTCAGGCACTAGTGGCACTTCAGGCATAAGTGGATACTCAGGTGAATCAGTCGCTATTCAAGGATCTGTAACCAACTATACTTTTCTACCAACTGGGCAACCTGCAGGATACCTGTACATTGTATTAAATGCCGGTGGCGGTTATAATGCAGGAGATGGTGCATTAAGTAATGGGGATAACACATATTCTAATATTGGGCCCGTTAGAGGTCCTTCAGGGTTTTCCGGTATTTCGGGTATTAGTGGTTATACTGGTGTAAGTGGTTTTTCAGGTACTTCAGGGACTAGTGGTACTTCAGGTACTTCAGGATATTCTGGTACTAGCGGTACTTCAGGTACATCAGGTGTAAGTGGCTACTCAGGTACATCAGGTAGAAGTGGTTTTTCAGGTACTTCAGGATATTCTGGTACTAGTGGTTTTTCAGGTACTTCAGGATATACTGGTACTAGTGGTTTTTCAGGTACTTCAGGATATTCTGGTACTAGTGGATTTTCAGGTACTTCAGGATATACTGGTACTAGTGGTTTTTCAGGTACTTCAGGATACACTGGTACTAGTGGTTTTTCAGGTACTTCAGGATACACTGGTACTAGTGGTTTTTCAGGTACTTCAGGTACTAGTGGTACTTCAGGTACTAGTGGATTTTCAGGTACTAGTGGTACATCAGGTACTTCAGGATATTCTGGTACTAGTGGTTTTTCAGGTACTTCAGGATATACTGGTACTAGTGGTTTTTCAGGTACTAGTGGTTTTTCAGGTACTAGTGGTTTTTCAGGTATTAGTGGTTTTTCAGGTATTAGTGGTTTTTCGGGTACTTCAGGTACAAGTGGATATACTGGTGTAAGTGGTTTTTCTGGACTTAGCGGATATACAGGTACTAGTGGCTATTCAGGTGTTTCAGGTATAAGTGGTTATACTGGGACCAGTGGATATTCAGGTTATAGCGGTGCCCCGGGTGGATCTACATTGACAACATCTAATGATACTTCTACTTCTCCATTGTATCCAGTTATGGTAGGTGCAGCTGGCGCCGGACAAGCAGGAAAAGTAAGTACTACAGGATTAGTTTTCAACGCTAGCGCCAATGTACTTACTATTGGTGGTGGTTCAAGTGGTAATATTACTGGTTGTAATGTTATAAGTGCGACTACTTTAATAGGGAATCTTAGTAATGGTAATAGTAATATTACTATTAGTACCAATAGTAATATTAACTTAACAGCAGTTGGAAATCTTACTACAGCAATTACTGGCACTGGTGTAAACATATTTGGGGATTTAAGTACAACAGGAAATAACACTACTACTGGAAATATTAGTGCCAATAGTATTACATCTGGTAGAAATATTATAAGAAAAGTAGGAAATGTAACAGCATCCGGTACTACTATAGCTAATACTACTACTACTTTAGGAACTTATGATATTAATATGGTAACATCCGTTAGTGGTTCTAACGCTGTAATATTACCACAGGGACCTGTGGGGGCAGTATTTTATGTTACTAATATCGGTAATAGTACTTTGTCAATATTTCCGCCAGCTACCGGCAAAATTAATACGCTATCAGCTAATGCATCAGTAACGGCTGCGGCTAATACTTCTAGGCAACTTTGGTGTAGTAACACATTACAATGGTGGAGTGGAACAATATGATAACTTTAAATATACTAAAAACAATTTGTCCAAAAACAAAACCTACAATTTTAGAAAAATATGTAGAACCAATTAATACTGTGGGCGAGTATTATGAGATGTTTGAAAATCCAAAAAGAATAGCAGGATTTTTAGCACAGGTAGCACATGAATCAGGTGGATTTACTGCTATAAAAGAAAATTTGAATTATAGTGCTAAGGGATTAATGACTACTTTTAAAAAGTATTTTCCTGATGAAGCTACCGCAAAACAATACGAGAAAAAACCAGAAAAGATAGCTAACCGTGTCTATGCTAATAGAATGAAAAACGGTGATGAAGCGTCTGGTGATGGTTATCGTTTTTGTGGTCGTGGGTTAATACAATTAACAGGAAGAGACAACTATACTAAGTTTGCACAGGCATTAAACATGAGTATAGAAGACACCATTGCATACTTAGAAACTCCAAATGGAGCACTGGTTAGTGCAGCATGGTTTTGGGATAATAATAAATTAAATCAATATTGTGACCGTGATGATTTTGTTACATTGACTAAGAGAATTAATGGCGGAACCATTGGTTTAGAAGACAGAAAGCATCATTATCAAATTGCATTGAACATGCTTCAAGGATAAAATGGCCCAACCAATTTGGACTACACCTGCAGGTACATTAGGATCTTTCCCTTCAAGAATTTATCTTAGTACACAAGTTTTAGCAATACCTGTATTACCTGCTATTAGTGTAACTTATCAATTATTAAGTGCAAGTTTACCTGAAGGATTATCAATTAATAATTCAGGACTTATTTTTGGAACTCCCTCATTGGTAACGAAAGAAACCATATCTACTTTCACAATTAGAGCCACTGATAATTTGGGAAATATCAAAGATAGAAGTTTTTCTATATCTATTATTGGTTCTGCCATACCTAAATTTACCACCCCAAATGGTATTATTTTAACATCAAATGATAGTACTTGGGTAGAACTTCAAATTGGATATTTAAATCCTGATCCAAATAATCAAGTAAATGTTTTACTAACAGGAGGTGAGCTACCGCCGGGATTAGAAATAAACGAAACAGGGTTGATAAGAGGTTATGCACAACCTCCTGTTGAATTTATATATGCACCCCAAGTTGTCACCGTTGCAGTTGCAACAGCCAACAATACTAATGTGTTCACCTGCTTAACTACAAACCAATTTATTGAAGGTAGACCGGTTACATTTTCAGGAAGTTCTCTATTTGGGGGAGTAGAAAATAATGTCACATATTATATTAAAAGTATAATAGATAACACTACTTTTACAATAAGCGCTACCCAAAATGGTCCTACTACTGTGCTTTCTGCTGGTAGCGGAATAATGAGTGTTACCTTACCTTCTATATCAACAGGGCAACCAGCTATTAGGACATATAATTTTACATTAAAAATAATTAGTTCTTTAGGAGGTAATTCAGGATCATACGGTATAACTATAATAAATCAAAATACCCCCAAAAGTCAAGGAGGTCCGGGATTTCCAGCAAATAGTAGAAAACCTGCTATATTTAATACTAGACCGCAATCATTTATTATAACAGATTCTGAACAATATTATGGCTATTATGTGCTACCACCGGCAGATAGTATATATGATACTTACCCTCCAACCAAATATGCCTTTATAGGAACAGTGGAAAGTAATAATTATTTTGCATTTAAAATCATTGGATATGATTTTGACGGCAATCAATTTACTTATTTGTTTTCAGATTTGCCCCCATCACTTACTGGAAATAGTAGTACGGGTTGGATAACGGGAACTCCTACATTATCAAGCACAGGAATTGATCAATTTAATTTTGGTGTTGCTGTTTGTAAAACTGCCAACCCAACAATACAAAGCCCTGTATTTAACTTCTCATTTAATTTATCAAATATGGTAACCGGTGTAATTACTTGGGTTACTCTAAGTAATTTAGGAAATATTTATAACGGGGAACTAAGTACAAAAAGTGTATTAGCAACATCAGATGTAGATTTAGAATATAGAATAGTAGACGGGGAACTTCCACCAAATCTAACATTACTAAGCAATGGAGAAATAACTGGTTATACGGCAGATCAGCCTACTACTAATATACTAGAACTAGGCGCCGAAACCTTATTTACCTTTACAATCCAAGCATATTCTCCTATCTATCCTATAGTAGCTTCTAATAAGACATTTACACTAACCGTAGTACAGGAATTTAATCAGCCCACAGATATTTTATACATTAAAGCTGCTCCTAGTGTGCAAGATAGAGAAATCATTGCTTCTTTATTAAATGACGATTTATTAATCCCGCCTGAATTATTGTTCCGTCCCAATGATATATATTTTGGAAAAGCAAGCAGTGTTATTTACGAACATGCATATGGAATATTTGCTAGTGATATAAATGAATATATTGCAGCAGTAACTAGAAATCATTATTGGAGAAATATTACATTAGGTGAATTAAAAACCGCTGTAGCAAAAGATGAAAATGGTAATATAATATATGAAGTAGTTTATAGTCAAGTTATTGACAATTTAGTTAATTCACAGGGAATCAGTGTAGAGAGTTCTATATATTGGCCGGAATTAATTAATTTAAATCAAGGTCCATGGTATACTAGTGTAACAAATATATTTACTAGCTATGAAACTGTTCTAGGAGTTGATTACTACACTAGTTTAAGTCCGGGATATGTTCGCACTTTATATCCAAATAGTTTATTTAATATGCGTAAACGAGTAGGACAAGTATTAGGACAAGAAAATAATAGTAAATTATTGCCGTTATGGATGACTAGTCAGCAACAAAACGGTAGTACATTGGGATATACTCAAGCATGGGTAATATGTTATACTAAACCCGGATGTGCTGAAATTATAAAAAATAATATCAATAATAATTGGAAACAAGAAGATGGAATGCCGTATACATTGAATATGATTAATTTTAAAATTGATAGATTTAGTGTAAACAAGAGTATGACATATGATTATGACAATAGTTTGGTTCCCCCTGCATGGACTGGATTACCCAGTGCAACACCGACACCTAGTCCACTAGATAGTAAAGATTTTTATGTATTATTCCCTCGCCAAACAATTTTGCCTGATGAATCACAGTACTAAATACTATATTGGAAATGAATTATGAGCAGCGCAATTAATACAAATGGAATAGATGTTAATTATCCTATACCTGGGCAAAATAATAGTAGCCAAGGATTTAGAAATAATTTTAATGCTATAAAAACTAATATTGATACTGCCGGAACGGAGATAAGTGATCTACAAAACAAAGTTGTTGTAAAGTCTGCGTTAACCAATAGTACTGTAAACAATGATATGGCTAATACATTGATTAGTAATGCTAGTACAAGAAGTTTTAGAGCAACTACTTTTAATTTAGGTAATAGTTTATCAGGCACCGTATTAGTTGATGTTTCATTGGGTGATGTACAATACGGAACAATAGCAGCTAATACCACATTTCAATTTGGTAGTTGGGCTCCTACCGGAACGCAGAGTAATGTTCAGTTACAGCTAGCAATTAGTAATGCAAATGCAGTAATCACTTGGCCTAGTCAGGTAATAGCATCAAATAATAATTTTGGACTAACTGGGTTAGAAAATTATATTACCGGTACTTCAAATATTTCTGTTCCTTATAATATATCTCAATTAGATTATAGACTAAGTACATTAGATTGCGGTAATACAATTACGATTGAACCATATAATAGATCACCTCAATCTACACAAATTCAACAAAGAAGTCCTGCTCCCACTGGATTTCAAGGTGATGTAGCAGGAACAGTATCAGTTGATCCTAGTATTAATCAACTGGTAATTACTAGTAGCAATGCAGCGGATTATTTTACTACTACTGGAAATACTCTACAGTTGTATAAAGATCAACCTATAGTATTTACGGGCACAAGTTTCGAAGCTAACATCGTATCTGGAAATACATACTATGTTAGAAATGTGGTATCAAGTAATACATTTACCGTATCATCTACTTTAGGTGGCGCTAATGCAAACTTATCAGGTTCATCTGGCACAATGTATGCTAATCCTGTAAGATATTTGTATATTTCTACTGATAATTATGATGCTACAGTATACACAAAAAATGTTATATCAACCACAGTAACAACTAATAACATTACATTAAATAATACTACTAATTTAGTAGTTAATGCTCCTATAATTTTTACAGCAAATATTGCAGAAATAGTTGCTAATACTGTTTACTATATTAAAACTGTTTCTAGCCCCAACATAACAATTAGTCAATCTAGAACAAATGGTGTAGCGGATACAGCAATAACATTAAGTTCTAATAGTACCGCAACAACTGCTAATATATATGTAGGATCCGATATTTGGAGAAGAATTCCTTTAAATTCATGGTAAATAAATGCATCCATTTATAAATAATTTATCTGATAAAAAATTAGAAGAGTTACAAACTACGATATCCGATCTTACTGGAAAGTTAAATTTTGCTTATAAGACTGGAAATGGTCCGCTAATTCATCAAATACAAATGGTAATTGACAGCTATAAAGCCGAATATCAAAAGAAAATGGATGAAATGATAAAAAAGCAAAATATTAGTTCAAAGATTGACATAAAGAAACAAAATGAGCGCTAGAGTATCAAAAGATTTTGCTTTTCAAGCAGGCTTATATTATGAAAATAAATTCCTAATTAATACCTATAATATTAGGCTTTACATGGAAGTAACCGTTGAAGATATATCAATACAAAACATTGCATTAGATCGCATTAAACATTTGTTTATTAATGGTGTGGATAATTGTGTTTTTGTACACGAAACTAATAAGAATGTAATTGAAAATTATATTAAGGCAGGATTAAAAGTTTGCACATTGCCTGAAGAACCATACGATCAAATTGTAGCATTAGTATTATTAAAAAAGATTAATACTATTACCGATAGTAAATTGTATGTTACACAAATAAAAATTTCATCATTGATTTCTGATGATGTGGAATTTTATGTTACCCATGATGAACATGTTGACTTTTGGAATAGAAATGTTTCTTGGTGGAATAATTCTGGACCTTGTATTACAGATTGGGCAAAGAAACTAAATAAAAAAGATAAAATAGTCGAGCTAAAAAAAGAAACCAATGATTGGATTGATTTGGGATTAGCTTGGAAACAAAAAGATTCTTCTACAGACAATGAGATTGTTTTTTTAAATTTGGACAAATAACTCTTGATGTTTACCTTAAGTGGTGTTACAATCAGTTATGAAAACAGATTTGTATGGGCAACAAATTTACACAGAAGATGATCTCTGTGGATTATATTTGAAAGATCCTTTACGAAAATTAAAAGAAGTTTGGGTAGAAACTCCTATAAAATTTTCAGACAACTTAGAATTATTTGATATACCAAATACTATACTGTATTCTGATCCTAAATTAACCGTAAAAGAATTTGATAGCAATTTGCAAAATAATTGGTTAATGCCTGAAGAATATAAGAATTTTGATATTGCTAAATATGTACTAGATTTATGTCAAAATAACACAGAATTACAACGAGTTGGTGAAGAATTAATACTGTTCCAAGAGCGTGAAATGTTTGATTTATTACGTTATCTTAAGTATTTGGTAGATACTATGAGAGCAAATAATATAGTATGGGGAGTGGGCAGGGGAAGCAGTGTAGCCAGTTTCGTGTTATTTTTGATAGGTGTCCATAGAATTAATTCATTATATTACGATTTATCAATCGACGAATTCTTAAAATAAATATTCTATATAAGGAGTTTCATTATGAAATATAAAACAGCAATGGGAAAAGTGGTAGATATGGGAGTATTAGCTGCTAAAAACGAAAAAGCAAGAGCCGTTGGTAACATGAAAGTTAATGCTCGTGGCGACACGATTGATTCTACAGGAAAAGTAATTAAACCCGTCACTAATAGAGTTAATGACAACTATTCAAAAACTGTAGGTAACCGTTCAGCTAATATAGTTAGGAGACCTCCTGAGCCCATTGAAAGAAACAAAGTTAAACCTGATATAGTTAAAGAAGAATTAACGGAACTTGAAAAAGAACTTGACGCTGAGTTCGAAGATGATTTAGAAGTTGAACAAATTAAAGCTAAGGAGATTAATAATACAAATGACAATACAAGCACACAAGATCAATAATTTACGGGCATTGCATGACAGTGTTATAGTGTCAGACATGGCATTTGATGAGCGTATTAGTGCAGGAGGAATCATAATTCTCAATGATGATATGAAAAACTCAGGTATTAGACCTCGTTGGGGGCGTGTATATGCAATTGGGCCTGAACAAAAAGATGTTAAAGTTGGTCAATATATTCTAATTAGTCACGGTCGGTGGACTCGTGGTATTACAATAGAAGATAGTACAGGTGAGCATACTATACGCAAAATAGATAATAATGACATTTTAATGGTCAGTGACGAGCCTGTGCTAGACCATACTATGGGTGATAAGGTAATCTAAATGCAATTTATTATTCGTTGGCTTAACAAAAAATTTAATCGTTCTTTGAAAGATGCTGATGTTGCAGTTTATGCAACCCCGACTATTGGTGGCTCACCCAAGACCTCTAACCTAAATTCATTTGGTATGAACTTCACGGTGTACAAAGCAAATGGTGGATTCATCGTTGAATATCACCAATACGATAGACACCGTGACCGCGGTGAACATAAATTACACATTGTTACTGAGGATAAAGACCTCGGCGAAGAGTTGGGAAAAATTATTAGTTTTGAAACATTAAGGAGTTAATTATGTATTATACAGCTAGAGTTTACCCAGATGCAACTGCAATTAATACAGCAATGGCTGGTGTTTATAAAAACATGAGTCTTGCAGTTTTGGTGAGTATGCTTGTTAGTTATTTTGTCGGTACATCACCACAGTTGCTAGCATTTTTCTTTACCGGCGTAATGAAATGGATAGTAATGTTTGCACCATTACTTGCTATTTTTGCTATTACATATGCACTATCTCGCAGACCATCCAAAGAAATGGCAATGTTTATGCTGCATGGATTCGCTGCCATAATGGGTCTAAGTTTTGCTACGATTTTTGCTGTATTTCAAATGGGTAGTATTATTACTGCTTTTATGGGTGCAGCGGTATTATTTGGAGTAATGAGTTTTTATGGATACTTTACTAAAAGCAATCTTGATAGCATGGGTAAGTTTATGTTTATTGGTCTTATTGCTATTGTCATTGCCAGTATCATTAATGCTTTTATTGGTATTATTGTTTTTCAAA